TCAAAAACCCTCCTGATTTTTAGAGAAAAACTCTCTTATTTCATCATCTTTAATAAAATAATATGCCATCTTTCCTTCTTTATAAAAATCAAGTACATCATTTTTATATAAAAGTCTTAAATGATGTGAAGTTGAAGCAACACTTATTTTCAATATCAAAGAAATATCACAAACACACAACTCATCTTCTTTAATCAAAGATAATATGATTTTCAATTTCTTCTCATCACAAATTTTTTCTAAAATGTTAAGTAATTTCTTAGATTTATCATCTTCTAAAAAACTTAAAGCATTGTTAACTTTATCCTCATGTACACAGATCACATCACAAGTATTTTCATAACTCATATAAAACCACACCCTAAATTAAAATATAAATCCTAAAATTGTTTGAATAGTGTCATTTTCAATAATAATAAATAAACCTAAAGCTATATAAATAACAGCCATAATCCAACGACTAAATTTCTCAACAATTTCTCCAACTCCTGGAATATTAGCTAATTTTTGTGCAGTCAATACCAAGAAGAAAATTAAAATTAAAAAGACAAACAGAGTAATTAATAAATTAGTAACACTTAATGTCACAAAATACGGAACAAATAGACCAATATTATCAGCACCACAACTTGCTATCGTAACAATTGCAACCGTACCAACTAATTTAGACAATCCTTTTTCATTCAATTCTTTTTTAGCTCTCTTTTCTCCTTCACAATCATCATAAATAGCCACTTTAATTCCAAGATAAATTGGTATTAAACCCAATAAACCTAATATCCACTTCTCTGGAACATAATTTAATACAAAAGCTAAAAACAAACTAACTAATATTAAAATACTAGACCCTAAATATTGACCAACATAAATATCTCTATATTCTTTTCTAGTCTTTGCTCTAGCAAAAAATATTAATAAAATCACTAATAAATCTACTGCTGTCGCAATATAAAGAATAGCAGCAGTTACAATAGTCTGAATCATAATTACACCTCATTCAAAAATATTTTTGAATGTATTATAACTTATGTTTTCAAATAATCATAGATGCTTTATTCCAATTGCTTTATTGACGTTGAGTATCCGTACACTCAACAATTCTAAAATAAACATAAATGAATGATTTATTTTTGTGAATACTTATTAAAAAATCCAATAATCCAATTAATTAAAAGTACGGTTAAAACACCAAAAACAAGCCCATCTAAAATTTTAAAAGTTATTGTTTCAGGTGACGGAAGTAAATAATTCATTGTACAACATTAAAATCAAAAATGCCCATCTGAATATTATCAGATAGGCTCTATTCAATCTTCTAACGGTATATCATCAACTATCATAGTTCTGTCAGGATAGTTTTCTTTTATTTTATCTAACTCTCTCTGTGTTTCTTCTTCATCCCCCTCACTCCATTCGCCAATATTAACAATTACTGGCGTATCACCTGTAAACTCTTTTCTCTCAGTAAATAGTTTATGGTATTTCCCAAGCATATCTCTAGCACGTAAACGGTCACTAGGCTTAATAGGTACTTCTATTAGCTCAACATATTCATTATAAACTAACTGAACCTTACCATTCTGTGGATTCTCTTTATATTCACCACGTTTAACTACAATTTCCTTTGTTTCAGTCTCATCACCCACTGCTGAATTAGTTAATAGATGCAATAGCTCATTAGCACTTAATACACTCTCATCTATAACTTTTTTCTTTTGCTCTTGTATATAATCATTGATATGTTTCTTCTTTAACAAGCGACACCCTGTAACGTGTGCTGTTTTAGACGAATAGCCGGCTGTTATAGCGCTTTGAGTAACATTTAATGTTCTTATATATTCATTCACAAAACGCTCTTGTTTAGGCGTTAAATCATTCATATACTCACTCCTTAATATAAATAGTGCCTACCCGTGAGGATAGGCTTTCAGTTCAGTTAACAACTCTATTCTTTCGAGCTATTTCTCGTAAGCTCATACCATCAATATTTTGCTGATGAATATTCTTAGATCTTTCAGAATTAGTTACACGATTCAAGCGTGCATATTCTTGAATAGATTGAGTGTCTCTCATTTTCTCTTTTCTACTCTCTTTTTCGACTTGAGCATTAATTTCTTCTCCAATACGTTCAACATTTTCCCAATCTTCATCAGTTATAATTACATTACCATCTTCATCGGTACCAGCAATTAAATCAGCTATCACTTTTTTATATAATTCATCTTTTCTATCCATGTCTACGCTCCTTTATAAACTTCATTTTTTGATTTGTACTTATAATTGGCAATTCACTCTTTGAAACATAATACTTTGGTGCATATTCTCTAAAATGAGGTCTTAGATCACTTCTTATTTGGGCATCTTCGTCGAAATTCTCACGTCTATAAGGAATTGCGTATCGGTCAAACTCCTCTGTGTATCGTTCATTTAAATCATTAATTTCATCGATAATACCGTTGTATTGCTTAATGATTGGTTCAAATTTAGCTATTAGTTCTTGTTTTTCAACCTCATATAACTTGGGTAATTCAGATTGATGTTTAATCAATTCAATAGCTTTTTCTTTTCTAGTTTCATCAAATACTTCTTGTTTAGTAGTAAGACGTTTGTTAATAGCCTTTAATTGCTTTTCCTCTGTATCAGTTGTTTGATATAGTTCATCTGCCTTATCATCTTCACCATTCGCTACTAACTGTTTATATTCCTCTTTATCTGATTTAATTTTAGCTTGTAAGTCATTACGTTGTTGTTCTAATTCACTAATTGCATTGCGTTGATCAGTTACAAACTGATTGTACTCTTCAAAATATGATTCTGTTTTCATTTTCACTTCTCCTTATACTAATTGCATTTGTTTTTGTTGCCTCTCTTGTTTCAAGCGCTCTTTAATACGTTGCTTACGAGCTTTACCGTCTATCTTACGCTTTTCTTTTTCTAATTTGATTTCTTCTTGCATGGATTGACGTTTGTTATCTTTAGTTGAATTCACTAATTGCAAAATGTCATTACTAATTCGATTTAATAATTCATCATCAATCAAAATACTATCTTTTTGATACCTTCTAATTTGTCGTTGTTCATCATCAGAATATTGAGATAATAATTTATGAAATTGTTTTAAATCATTCTTTGAATGATGTTTATATTTGTGCAACTTATCTCGTTCTTCAATAATAGATAATGCTAAATCTTCTATGTGATTCGACTCATAGGACAACTGCATGGTGTATGGATCAATAAACATTCTCGGATAGTGCAGTGCGTACATATCTTCTATTCGTTGTTCCCATTCATCAAATGCTTGCTTTAGGTATGTAGCATTATATTTTGTCTTTAGGTTCTTAACTGCAAATCTTTGTACCAATTCCATATCACTACATCCTTTTTAGATTTCCATTTCTTCTATAGCATCAATACGTGCTTGGCTACCCTCTATCTGACGTTGAATACTAGAGATAGCATTACGTCTATCAAGCTCATTCTCAATCATGTAATAGCCTCTGTGTGTCTTACTGTAGTTATATCCGATTGGGTAATGATAGTTCAGTATTAAACTATTGATAGTTAAACGCAACCATCTTTCGTTTGTACGATTAACTGATATTCCCAATTGATTTAAAATATTGGTTTTAGTAATATATTTCTTAGACGTATTTCTTATCACATTGAGTACTTGGCGGTGTTCATCGGGTAAGTTGTACGTCTTTTCTTTTTCTGTTACTTTTTGCATCTGTTTCACCTCACTTATGTAATTACTTTATACCTTAATTATACTAAATTTACACGAAAAATACAAACTAACGTTCGTTATTTGTATCATTTAAACTTATTCTTAACATATGATAAATCGTTGTTAATTAAGTGATTAAAGGCACTTTTTCGGTGTAATATATCATCTCTGAAAAAGAACTAATGTTCGTATTTTAAGTACTTGCTCCCTAGTGTATTTCTACAATGATTAACATTTATTAGCTATATATAGGAGCCACACAACACATGTGACCCCTTATCAACCTAATTACTCACACTGTAATAAGATTCTTTCAGCTCTCTTAACTTGCGCTCTAACGCTTTATAATCCTCTTGTGTAGCATTCTCATCTTGTACAAACTCAGTAACCAACTTCAGCCCCTCAACTAATTCTGGTGATGGTTCATTAATTCCAGTAGCTAACTGATACAACGCCTCCATATTCCCTATAACATCTGCATTACTAGTTTGAACGCCTTCAAGTTCATCTATATTGAAATCTCTACTCATATAATCGAACATGTCACTATTATTACTTTCTGCAAATGTTTCTAGGCCATACATGAAATAATCATTATCAAACATGAAACTAGCCATCATATCGCTTATAGTGTCATGTGAACCATCATATAAATCATATCCAACATAATATCCCTCAATGCTTTCTATAAGTTTCTCAGTATGCTTTTCTGAGGCAACCTCAAAAGTTTTTCTCACTTCACAATCTTTTATTAATACATGAGCATACATCTTACCTTTGCTCATCAGATACACAACATTAAACGGATCATTATAAATCTTAAATGCAAAAGGTAATTTATAACTACTTTCACATAGTCCAGTAAAATATCTTAATAGCGTTGCTGCTCTAGTTTCAAATTCATTTGCTATAATTTCAACGTTCATCTTATTCCCTGCTTTCTTTTAATGTAATTTAAATAGTTTTTAGTTCTTGCAGCTACTAATTCAAAACTGCCATCTGCTATTGTTCTATACGATACTCTTTTATTATTCTGTAAATCGTAAGTTTCACGCCAAGCAACCCATTTTGTCCCACAGTTTTCGAGGTACAATGTTGATATGCGACTAATTGAGCAGTAGTACATTTCTTCGGATATCCCAACTAATAAACCTAGTTTTCTTAATTCGTCATCTATATTAAATTCGTAATGAGTTTCTTGCACTGTTATATGAGGCCTCCCACTCTTCTAAAGTAAATTCATCACCATTTGCTTTAACATCACCAATAATTACTTTTAGAGGCTCTATATCCACGTTACATTGTAATGCGTAACTAATAGCCTTATATACATCATTATTACGTTCTATGCTTTCACCATTGATTACACGATTGTATGCCTCTTTACCTAGTCCACCTTTACCAGTATGTTGTAAATGATTGAAATTGTGATTAGGTAACACACTTTTTACTGAGAACTTTTCCATAGTCTGTTGTAGGTAATTCCCACGTTTTGAAAATATACGATCTTCAAATTCACCATTATAGGCAATTACTGAATTCTTATTACTTGTATATAGCCCTTTAGCTGTTTTACTTCCAGCTAGTACAAAATAGTTATTATCATGTGCTTTAATGTCTACTGATGGTAAATATCCTATTTTCTGAGCATATTCAACGCCCTCACGTTTTTTAAATATTACATGCTTTCCCCCACTTGCTGTTGTCTGCACTAGCGTATTTCTTGCGTTAGTAACAAACTCATCATAGTAAGGTATGTCTTTCAAACTATCAAAGCCATTTTCACCATTTACGTGATTAATATCTATATCGATACACCATAAACCACGAGTAAGGACACCTAATACATTTGTGTTTGCATATGCTAAAAAGTGATTATCTATAAATTCATCATCAATAGTTACATTCTTAAATGATACTGTTGGCTTTTTATTATCGTTTAAGGGTACAACTTGCACATCTTTATTAAGTAGATACTTTGCTGCATTGTACATTTTCATGAGAATACCTCCAATAGAACACTAACCCTTATAACTTTGTTTTTGTTCTACACTTACATTATTTATATATAATCAAAATACGCTAAGTAAAATAAGAGTTATAAGAGTTAGTAGTTGATATTTCAATGTTTCAAGAGTTAGTACAAGAGTTAGTAAGAGTTAGACTATCCTAAGTTTCAATCAAAGCCAAAGCCATATTAAATAATTCTTGATTTTTCACTTTATGAACTTTAGTATTTTGTCCCTCTATCCATTCTTGTTGATTAATAGCCACTCCTATTTTTTTCATATCTTCTTTTGCTTTTTTATATCTTAGATTTTTATAATCTTCTTCAATAGTTTTTTGTAGTATCTCATCACCTGAAAAAATAAAATCTTGTTTAGATAAGACTTTGAGCATAAGAATTTGAGTATCGGTCAAATCATCTTCGGTGTAATAGTTTTTAAGTGTTACATTATTAAACTTAAATTCTCTGCCTATTTGTTTAAGATACTCAAGACTTAATATCAAAAATGATACTGACGCATTGACTGAGTTTTCCCCGTTAGGCTTAACAAAGTCCCAAAATGGTTTAAATACTTTATAACGTTCTTCATCAGTTTCATTCTTCGGTCTATCCTTAAATGCAATCTTAACTGTACGTGTTCTATTAGCTGTGATTTCACCAGTATCAACACTTTCATTAGTATCTAAAATTAATACTGCATTATTTTTAAACTTAACGTTGTTTCGTTGTATGCCACGCCCTGAAATATTCTCACCAGTAGCTATTTTGCGTAATATTCTCATCATACTTTTATTAATTTCGCCTGTTTCATTTGCATGAGCAATATCTGCACCGTAAAAGTTAAGCCATTCATTTGCAGCCTCAAAGCCAGATGATAATAAACTTTCAAAATTAACTTTGTTAACTTTTAGAAGTTTCTCAAAAGTTTCCATCATTAAGCCTTTCCCAGACCTCCCAAAGTCTTTAATTAAGAACCATTTTTCAGCTTGAATAAGTTTCATTTTTCGATACATAGTATAAGCATGTACCAACATTAAATTATTCTTACTGCGTTCATTGTCACTTACTAAGTCAAAGAATTGTTGTGCTAAGTTAGTGTTTATATTCTTCTTATCTACATCATATTTAATGATATAGTAATCTTTACTAGTAATTTTTTTATCTACAAATTCTAATTCTTTGCAATTATATATCCAATCATTACCTGCAATAGCGTAAGGATAGATATTATATTGATAATCATTAATGAAATATTCTTTGTAAACCTCTAGCATTACATCAAGAAAATCATTGATATGATACTTATTGTCTACTGGATACTCTAATGAAAAATTAGTATTATCTATAATTTCATATTGATTATTTTTTAGTTTGATAAAGCTATCCAATTCTTTTGAGTAAATTACTTTTTCAGTAATTAGATCAATAATAAACTTTGCATAGCTATTTGTTTTACTAGGCTTAAAATGTGCCTCTTTCTTCTCCTCACCGTTCTCTACTGTTGTTTTTACAGAGATAGTACCATAGACTGCACCTATTTCTCTGGGTTTTATGGTATAATCTAAAGTAAGGTTATTAATGTAATCACCTACAAAATCATCTTTTTTACAGTGATAAACATTTCCTTTATTATTAAAAATTTGTTTTTCTGTTGTAATTGCAGCAAAGTAAATTCGTTTACTAATCTCTTTTATACGAGATAAATTAGGTGTATCAACATTATCTAATTTAGAATGGAATTGATAATGTTTTTTATATAAAGAAACTTCATCCATTTAATCAGCCTTTCGTTTTTATGTTTTAAGAATAAGCACAGAAATGTTATATTATTCCTGTGCTTTTGTTTTTCAAAATGTACTAGTTATGCGTTATCTGATTTAGTCGCCAAACTATTCACATCAGATGACGCTCTTTTTATAACTGTATCAATATCAGCTAATTCACTTTCATAGTCACGAATAACTGATAATAACGTTGATACAATAATGAAATTTGATTTCATATTGTCGTTGGTCTGTTTTTCTCCTAATACTTGATTATTTTCTCTATAGTAATCTCTTAAATCTTCAAGTCCTTCTTGTTCGTCACATACATAATCAATAACTGCTTGGATCTTATTAGAAATATCAGCTATTTCAAAACTCTCTTTAATTTGTTTTAAATCTTTAAGCATTTACTATTCCTCCAAACTTTCAACAAAAATTGTCATTCCTTCAATAGCCATTTTTAAGTTTTCAATATCATCTATAGTTAAGAATTTACTAATATTAGAACCTTCGCAAATGATAGGGAAATCTGTAAAAGTATCTATTGCTGATATTAAATTTTCATATTCTCGATAATCTGCAAGAATTTCTGAAATTTCATTATCACTTAAATATGGATATTCACTTTTAATAACTGATAAATTTTTAGCATGACGTTTTTGTAATAATTTAACCATTTTACTAATATGTTTTTTACCATTCACCAAACGCTCATATTCCAATTCGTCTTTAATATTTTTAAAATCTTGATTAGTTAAATTTTTCATTTTTTTATTTTCCTCTCTGAATTTATTTGTTGTGTTTAATTTTTGATTATTGTTCATTTACTGCTCCTCCATTTTCTTCAATATTTAACACTGCAATCAAACTACCTAACATGTGAATTGCGAAAGCTACATGTATTCCTAGTAACCAACCACTAAGGAATGAGATTACTGAAATTAACATTAGTATGAATAAAAATTTGCCCATGTTATATCACCTTCAATCTTTTTATAAATATTTTTTGTGTTTACGTTTTAAAAATTCTTCAAACTGTTCTACGTTCACAAGTGTTAGCGTGCTACTAATGTCGATATACATATCTTCAATACCTAAATTGTCATCTTCATAAGACTTTAGAAGTCGGTAGAAAGTTGAATAACTAATATTGAAAATTTCACAGATTAATTTAGGCTTTGCATACTTAACTGGGAATACGATTTGCTTTTCTTCAAGTGCAGTATTCTGTTTAGTTGGTAAATCTTGCAGCTTTACATGTGGCATAAAATCACTCCTTTAAGCGTAGGTTTACGTCGGTAACTAACTAAAAAAAATATCATCTAATGTTATGTCTTCTAAGCCCTTTTCAATTAACAGAGATTTAAATTTAATCATTTCATTTTTTTTAAAATTGATTTTACCTTTTTCTCTATTTCTATAAGACTGTTCTGAAATGTTAAATTCTTTAGCCATCTGTTCTTGCGTTTTGCCCAGCATTTTTCTATATCCTAGAACTTTATTCATATTTTTCCACCTCTTTCCTAGACGTCGGAATACGTCTGTATGTATACTGTAACAGAAAGGTTTTTGAAAATCAACATTTTTACGTCGGTTTACGTAAGTTTTTTTATAGATTGTCTATTGTCTAATAGGAGTGAAAAAAATGGAGATAGAAATTGACAAAACAGAAGTGGGCAAAAGAATTAAAAATATTCGTTTAAACAATAGAAAGAATTTGAGAGAATTTGGAGAATTAATATCTCATAATTTGAATGAAGAAAAAGTAATTTCAGATAGTATAGTTAGCAGATGGGAAAAAGGAGTATCTATCCCCAGTGCGAAACGGTTAAAAGAAATAGCTGATATTGGAAAAGTCACAATTAACTTTTTATTATACGGCGAAAATGTAACATATGAAGAAATTGAGGATAATTTAAAAAGCAAAGATATGAAAGAATTATTCAAATCTAAGCTAATAGATTTTCTTGATAATTATATTCTTAAAGATAACCCAAGTAACCAACTCGAGAAAACTTTAGAATTACTAGATATCATTTTTAAATATGAAGTTGCTAATATAGATATGCTAATTGACAAATTATACAACTTAATTATAAATGATAAAATTCGTTATTATAAATATAGTATGCATACATTATTGAATGATAGTTTCGATCAAATGAACACTAAACTCTTTTTGACAGAATTTGTATATCAATTACTTGTTCAATTATCACTAGAAAATCCAAAGGTTTATGTAGAGAACTTATTACTTCAATTTAAAGAATTGAAAATGAATATAAGTAATATCTCTATCAAAGATGAGAACCTTAACAAAGCTGATTATACAAATAATGATGAACTTATAAATAAACTTGCAAATTTTATTGAAGTAAATGAGTACATTGATTTGTTTGTAGATATAAATAAAATTATGAATAAAATAAGAGAAGGAAAATTAATAGATGATTAAATATATAGAGGAGGCTCACTCACATGTGGCATCAAGAATTTGCTTATAATAATGACTCTTTTAACACATCACATTAAAATACAAATAATTAGGAGGACATTATGAAATTTGGTAAATACAAAATTGATGAATTCTATCTAATCATGATTGGTGGGTTTTTAGTAACTTCTATTTTTGTACCGTTCATGCTTATTTCAGTAGTGATAATGCTAATTATAGGATTGGAGAAAGAATAATAATATAAATAAAGGAGGATTTTATGTTAATACTCATCATTATTATATTTTTAATAAGTGCCATTTTGTATATATTAAGTTTCTTTTTAGCTCAAAATGAAGGTTTATATTATAAAAATAACTGTAGAACTATATCTATTATTTTTATTGCAATTGGGGTGCTTTGCTTAATGGGTTACCTTGTGCAGTACTTATCTTCGCATTATTTAGGAATATAAAACTTATCTTTTAGCGTCCTAGTGGCGCTTTAATATAAATATATAATCAAAGGAGAAATGTAGAATGAAAAAGGTTTTAGCTTTAATTTTTAGTGGTGCTTTAATTTTAGGAGCGTGTGACACTAAAGATGTGGAAGATAGCACAAAGAAAAGGAAAGATCCTAAAACTGAAGTGGATGATAAAGGTAGAGCTAAGGGTGAAAAAATTGAAAACGAGCTAAAATAATATTTCACAGATTAATTATTTTACCATTCTAGCGGCTCTTTAACATAAATAAAGGAGGAATTGAGATGTTCGAAAAATTATTAACTTCAATAGGTATAGAATCATTAGAAATAAACACTGTGTTAAAAACACAACAAGTTCATAGTAATGGTGTGTTGGACGGAAGCGTGGTAATAGAAAGCGGCGCATCTGAACAAACTATTAATCGGATTGAGCTTACATTAATTGAAAGATATGATAATCCTGATAAGCGAAGTCAATTTCCTATTTTAGAAAATGAATTACAAACATTTACTTTACACGTAGACCGTAGTATATGTGAAAATACCAAAGAAATTGAACATTTCCAATTTAATATTGATGAACTAGAATTTAAAACTAATCCTAATAAATTGATTTTAAAAACACATGCTTACCTTTCTCATTCTGTTGATGCTTACGATGAAGATGAAATAAGGTTGATTGATTAATTGTGTTCTACTTTTTCAACATAAATAAAGGAGGTTGAGGGACGTAAGATCTTCACTCTTGGCTAGTTTTAAAATTGATCAATAAAGAAAAAACATCTATAATGCAAGTATGAAATAGTTGTTCTGTGAAACTACTCAATAAACCTCTCATGCTTGCATGAGGGGTTTTTTCGTTGTAGGAGAGAATTCTATTGAAAGTTTAATCAATAGTTTTGGGTACACCAACGTACCCTTATTATTTTTTTACCTTTTTAGGAGGGATAGCATGTGGCATGAGAAATTTACTAATAAACATGGCGAAACTAAATATCGCTATTATGAGAAGTATAAAGACCCTCTCACAAACAAATGGCGACGTGTTAGCGTGGTACTTAATAAAAATGGTAAGCAGTCACAAAAAGAGGCTCAGAAACGCTTAAATGAGCGTATAGAGGCAAAAGTAAATGACAAGACACCTACTACACTCAAGACGCTAACTTTCCATGCTGCATGTGATGAGTGGTTTGAACATTATAAATTAATATCTGGATCTAAACAGTCAACTATTACTACTAAAAGCTATAAGGTTGCTCACATCAAAAGAAATATAGACAAAGATATTCTTGTTCAAAATATGAATGCTAAAGTTATACAAGATTTAATTAACTCATCATTAAAAGATGGACTAAGCCATAAAGTAGTTAAAGACGATTTAAGTATCATCAAAAATATACTTCGATATACTCAAAAGAAATATAACATCACTGATATATCGTACATAGATGATGTTGTTATGCCTAAAAAAGCGACTACAAGAGAAGAAATTAAAGCTAAACGTGAGAATTATTTAGAAATGACTGAAATTCTGGCTATTGCTGAAGAATTAAAACGCATAGCAAATAAAAAGCGTGCTAGTTATATGAAAAGATCATATTTATTTACTGCTTACATAGTTGAATTTCAAGCATTAAATGGCATGCGTATTGGCGAACTCTTAGCAATTCAACCAGATAATATTGACTTTGAAAATAAGAAACTTCTCATTGATGGAACTATACACTGGCGTAAAGATGGTAACAAAATAGGTTTCAAAGATACTACAAAAACAGCATCATCATATCGTACTATATCTTTAACTACTAGAAGTTGTGATATTTTGCGTAAGGTTATGTTGGAAAATAAGAGAGCGATACAATGGGAAAACATGTATGTTGATAGAGGTTTTATATTTACAAGTCATAGAGGCAACCCTCTACCTCTCACATCAATAAACAGAAACATACAAATAGCTACACAAAATATAGGGATAGAAAAGCATGTGACAAGCCACAGTATGCGTCACAGTCACATATCCTTATTATCACAATTAGGCGTGTCACTGCGTGCAATAATGGATCGTGTAGGTCATACAGACCATAAGACTACATTACAGATATACAGCCATGTTACTGAGCAAATGGATAAAGATATGATGAATAAATTAGAGAAAGTTGGAAATTAA